ACCTAAACCGACTTTGTGTAGCATGACACTAACGAACAATCTCGTTCGCATTATCTCTCGCTCCAGTGCATCATACTACTGATTAGTTAGATCAATCTCAACAAACATTGGTATATCATTAGATGTATTAGCAACTGTTTCAACCACTTCAATAATCGTATTTGTATTCGGTTGCTCAATCTTTTTTACGACCACTGGTTCCGCTTTAGGTTGTTCAACTTTCTTAGGAGCAGGTTCAGGTTTCTCAAATGTCTCAATAGTTTTCAATGCCTGTTTTGCTCTAGCAAGTTTAGCCTTACGATCTTCTAGACCATTGTAACCACCATTGATGGCTCTTGTTACAAGTCTAACATCGTCACGGTCAGCAAGTGCATTTATCTTTCTCTGCTTCCAGTATTCCAATGCAGTCAATACTGAAATCCTAGGAGTCGCTGCCAACTCTGGATGATTAACTAGGTCAATACCTAGAATGTCTCCATAACGCTGATAGTTAGCACGACCTGTTAGTTGGATGACACCACGTCCTTTAAAACGAACACCATCACCCTTTCTAATGTTTCCTAAATCTCGTCTGCCTTCATATGCTCTACCAGATGCATATTCTTCGGTAGTTCTAAAATGGTCACTCTCATGTGCGATTTGGGCAAGAAAGTGAGCCAATCTCAATTTTGTTGTTATACCATATTTCTCTAGTGCCTCAGGCAAGTGTTCAACTAATCCATCAATTACTTTTTTGTTACCCTGGACACCAGAAACCTTCCTTAGTATCTCTGGTGTAATCTTATACATATTATCCTCTCTTACCGTAACGAGCATATAACATTTCACCTGATGTTCTATTCTTTAGAACGATAGGCTTATGTGGATGCTTGTTAGCATATTCTCTAATCTCAGCCAAGCAATCATCTTCTTCCAGATACTTACGCCAGGTTTTGTGTTTTCTTTTTTGGTTCTTTGTGTTATAGAATACCTCTGATGATACCTCAAACACAACGGCGCCGGCGAATGTCTCACATTCTTCTGACAACGGAGCCTTACGACGCATCATATTGATGATAACAGGTGTAGGTGTAGATTTATTCTTACCATATCTCTTTCTCTGTGCTTTGACAGATACACCTGGTTCACCCATTGCTCCGACGCCTGCACCAGCAATAGCGCCTGAACCTACGTTGTTTGTTGGGGCATCTTCTTTTATCATATGTTCCTCAATCTGTCTGCTATGGATAAATCCACAGGTATCTCTTCCTGTCTTATGATGTATTTATCAAACGAGACCTTGAAATGGGTGGGCATATAGTTGAGATATAGCAAAATAGTTTTGAGAACTGGGAAGTCCTCTTGATCTACTTTGAAGAAAAGCATGTTGGTGGTTGCTTCTACACCAAACACATTAGCAAGAATGATAACGTGGTTGAGAACCAACCTCTCTTTGAAGTCACCTGTCTGTCTATACTTTCTGATAAGTCTTTTTACATACTTGAGCCGCTTTAGATCGTCCTCAAACTCCGATTGAAGAATGTGAGGACGATCATAAGACTTTGCAGCATAGATCAAAAAGTTTCCATCATTAAGATCAAACATTACATTTTATTCAGATTGCTCTTTGTTCTTAGCCTTCCAGGCAGTAGCAAAGGCAATGCCTTTTTCTTTAGCAGTTAGTTCGCCGTCTTTGGCATAACCCTTCTTGATGTGCTTGACCATACGCTCAAACTTGGCACCTGGAGGTGCTTTTTCATCAATCTGTTCTTCCTTGACAGTCTTTGAATACTCATTGCTGTCTTTGCCATAACCATGACGACGAGCCATAGACTTTAGTTGTTCTTCTGATTTACCAGCGAACTTCTTAGCCTTTTCTTCTGGTGTCATGTTAGCCAATTTCTGCTTATGCTTGATAACAGAAGCGGGCATACGACCTTCTTCGACAGTTTCTTCCATATAAGGATGCTTAGGAGCAGAGGCATTTACCTTTGCCTTACCTTTCATCTTCTTATCAGCAAGAGCAACACCCTTTTCACGACCTTCTCCAGCCTTGTTCTTATAGCGAACAAGTTTGCCTAGAGAAACTTCGTTTAGACCCTTTTCAGAATCGGAGACTGCTTCCTTGTTACCCTTCTTCTTTTCATCGGAAGTGATATCATGCATTGGCTCTTTTGGAGCATTTGCTTTAGCAGACATCTGGCGACATTCGGCTTCTTCTGACATGGTGATTTCAGCAATGTCTAGTAGTTTGTCTAGTTCTTCCTTATCAACTACTCTTGCCATAACCTTGAACATACCGCCAACAATTGGCTTAGCATATGTAATGCCATATGGTGTTAGTATGCCATACTGTAAGAATAGATAATGAGTTGAAGGAACTTCATTGACAAACTCACCAGAGTCGGTCATACCCATCTTGTGTCCAAACTGACGTAGTTCAAATACCTCAACACCCTTATCACCTTCAAGGAACTTCTTAGGAAGAATGATGTGATACTGTGCTAGTAGTTTTGATAGTCTGTTATAGACAACATAAGGTGTTACTGCTGGCTGTGAGGTCACGCCAGCAATAGCAGCATTGATAGCGGCACGAACCGCTGGTTTGTTAATGTCTAGGCTGCCATCTGCCACTTGGGCAGTTGGCATAACATCTTCTTTAAGAAAGTCACGAAATGTTTTCATCTATGACTCCTTATGGTGTTGTTACGGCAGCGTTTGCGGATGTAACAGTGTTTGCTCCTGTTGCGGAAACTAGAACACGGAATGTATTGCCTGTTGCTACTGTAGCATTGGCGATTAGAGCAGGTGATGTTGCATTGAAGTAAATACCAGCGGTGTTAGCGACTGATACCCAACCTGAACCTGGGTTACGCTGCCATGCATAAGATAGTGTAGCACCAGATGGTGTTGATGTAGCAACTGATGTTAGTGTTACGTTGCCTACGCCATTTGCACTTGATGGATTTGTTGTAATTCTTAGTGTGTAATCTGGGAAGTTGGTATCATCAGAACCGTCGGTTGCGATTGAACCTGTAGCAACTAGAACTTCATATGTTACACGACCAGCACGTAGGCCAGTGCCTTCTTTACGAAGAACCCAACCAGAGTGAGGGATTTTACCGTTAGCACGGACTTCGTTTGTGTCTACAGCAAACTGTCCGATTGCTAGGTTTGTTGTGAACTGACCAACTCTAGTATTACCATAAAGCATTGTCTGGTTGGCAGTTGTGGTTGCTTTATTAACCTGCATTGTTGCTGCAATGTCTGAATTGGCAGCGTTGTCTTTATTACCCCATAGTGGCATTTTAGTTTTCCTTCTTCTCTGAAAGTGATGGACCTTGCATACCTGACTTTTCTGGATCCAACTCTACGGGATCCGACGGTTTGCCTGTCTCTGTTTTATTCTTCTTCATTTTTTGGAGGACCTTTTTACGGTCCTCCTCAGTTAGTTTCTTTGTATCATATGGATGTTTCATTATACGATCCTATATTTATTATCACCGACCATTACAGATTCATTCATTGGAGTCACAGAACCTTTTGCTTTCTTTTCATCTGGTGTATTAGATGATGAGGTTGCATTAGGTGTTGTCTGTGTCTGTGCATTAGATGGTGTGCCCAAGTCGGCTGGACGACTTGGTGGAGTTGGCACATTATCAACTGGCTTAGGTGCTGGTTCAGACTTTACACCTGTGTCAGTCTGTTTTGATGGTGCAACATACTTTTCTGATCCCTTTGCAGGGGCTAGATTAGTCTGATATGTCTTTTCACCATACTTGAATGAACCAGTTGATTTAGCACCAATCTCTGATGCTTTTGCTCTAGCAGCAGCGAAGGCTTGACCAAAGGTCTTAGGTGCTTCTTTTGATGTGGTTGTTCTGCCAGCATTTGGTGCAATAGAACCACCGGCTACAGGAGCAGTATTCTTAGCACTGCCCTGCCCTGGTGCAACGTTAGGCAATGACTGACCATAAGCGGCTTGTCTTGCCTTTTCGTCCTCACCAGAGTTAGCAGGAGTTGGCGTCATAGCAGCAGCAACACCACCAACAACTGGATTGGCTGCTACTCTAGCAACTGTTCCTACTAGACCTCTCGCTGCACCTGATGCAACAGTAGGTGCCTTAGGTGCGTTCATTGCAGCACGACCGGCATCTGACATCTTAGCAGTTACCTGACTTGGTGATGAACTAGACATCTTTTGTGCTACTTGAGTTCCACCCTGTGAGAATGAACTAGTACCACCAGTTGCTCTAGCAGACATACCTCTTGAACCAAATCTAGCAGTAGATGGTTTCACAGTTGGCTTTGCTGGCTGACCAGCGACGGCAGGACCATGAATAGCGGCCACAGGCTGTGCGGCAGCCGGTGGCATTCCCATTGCTAGTTCGTTTACCGACTTACCAGTTGCCTGTGCGTTTAGAAAGACTGGTCTTCCTTTACATACTTTTTAGCAAGTTTAGCCTTGATGGACTCCATCATTGCTTCATTAGCTTGAACTTTAGCACGACCTGTTAGTTTATTGACAGCCATATTGACACCCTTTTCACGCTTGTAGGAATCACGATTATGCTTACGGGCTGTTTCAACGTCCTGCTTTGTTCTTTTCTTTGTAGCAAGTTCCTTGCCATATACTTTACCAGACTGGAAAGAAGATTCAGAACGCTTGTAATCGGCGTGCTTGATATACTTACCAGCTAGTTCTTTTGAGATTTCGTTGATCTGATCTTCTTCTGCAATAGAAACACCAGGAACAGGAGCCTTTGTTACTGCACCCTTGTTTGGCTGACGCTTCATTGCCCAATCCTTAGGAGCAGTTACATTCTCTCTAACAGCATTTGACATGCGCTGTGTGGTTGGGTTATTTGGTGTTAGTGAAGATGCTGCACCTGGATATGACTTTGGTGTTGATGGATCTTCCTTTGGAGCAGACTTAGTAACGTCGCCTGAACCTTGAACTGATGGATCTCTTTTTACAACGTCAAGACCTTCTTCCATCTTGCCTGCTAGTCTAGCAGCACGGAAGCGAGAACCCCATACTTCGTCCTTTGGCTTCTCTCTCTTACCGTCTCTATCGTAGTCCTTGTCGGCGAGTTTCATTTCTTCTTTTGTTAGAGAACGAGCAGTTCTTTTTAATGACTGACCTGGAAATCCACCCATCTTTTTGATGTGCTCCATGCCAACTTTTTCTTCATGCTCTTTCTTCTTTTCTTTATTATCTTTGTTGCCTTCCTTCATGCACTTATAGGCTTCCTCAACAGCGGCATCATATGCAGCAAGGTTTTCACGAATGACTGCATTGCGTGAATAGACACCGAACTGTTCATTAACTGTAGCGATAGCCTGGCGGCGCATGTCACCGTCAGCCTGTGCTTGCTTGACTGCCTCTACTAGAGGGTCCTTCTTTAGAAATTTGTTATCAAACATTTTAGGTTCCTTTGTTGTTTCTTATAATAAAAGTTGTATATTATTTAGCTTTTCTGTATTTCTTCTTCTTAAAAATGCTTGTTTTTTCAAACTCTGCGTTCATGTCAGGTTTAACATCCTCTATATTTGAAGCATTTGGAGTTGCACCCATAGACCCCATATAAGGATCAACTAGGCTTTCTTGTTTTAGTTTCTCGGCAGTTTCCTTCAACTTTTGCTCTGCCAACTTTCCATACTTCTCTTTAAATCTCTTGCGTGTTTCTTCTTTGACCATCCAACGATCAATAGGTGACCAGTTTGCATTAGGTTCCATAGGAACAGATGGGTTGACATCACCTGTAATGTTACCGACGAACGATGGGTTCTTAGCAGAGGTGAATGTCTGACCAAGATTGTCAGCGCCGATACGCAACTTGCCAAACACCTTGACACTATCTGGCTTATAGTAGCCCATCTTGCGTGTCTTACCTGGCTCTTGACCTGGTGTGTCTGCTTTATATCTGTTTGTTAGTTTAGGTGTTGCCCAGTTACCAGCACCACCTACAGGATTGTTCTTGGGCTTAGAATCAAAGTCTGAATAGCCTTCTAGCATTTGTTCGAAGCGACGATCCGTCTCTGATGATAAGAAGTCCTGGACCTCTTTTGCAATAGAATCCACAAACTTGTTATATGTTTCTGTGATTACATTAGCATCAAGATCATTCTTGACCTCGATTACCTTTTCAAATAGTTGATCATATTTGTTTAGATTGAATTGAGCATGACGCCATTTGTCATAACGTCTATCTTCTGCAATAACTCTACCACCAGTAGTTGATCTGGCTTCGTTACGTTGCTTTGATACTTCATTGCTGGTATTGACGAACATCATAATCGTCTTATAGCCAGCACTCTCTAGGATATTCTTGATCTCTTTGGTAGCCTCATAGTCTGACATAGTGCCATTGACTACTAGGTTCTCACCATTACATTCATTTACAGAAAACTTATTATCAGAAACTTCTCTAAAGCCATGTGGTAAGATTGCTTCTTTTAGAATCTTATCTTTACCCGATCCCGGCACACCACCTAGAACGATAGCCTTATGCTCTGTAACATATGACTTTCTAAACATATCTGGATTAGCCTTGCCGAACCAGCGCATTACTCTTCCTGCCATGTAGTTTGCTTCGTCCTCTATTGGTGAGCCTGTAGCACCTTCTTTAGCAATATCTTTGCCGAGTTTGCCATCTTCATTTTGCTTATGATGAACCAACTCATGTGCTACTGTGCGGAAGATATCCATTGGGTGACGGTTCTTAGAAGCCACAATGATCTTCTTAGAGCATGGTGAATAGCCACCGAATGATGGCTGCTCGGCTTCATCTTCTGAACCAATCTTATACTCTAACTCTGGCACCTCTTTGATGCCTAGTTTATCTACTGTAAAGTCAATAAAGTTCTTTAGATGACCTTGAAATTCTTTGTGTGACATATCTTCGTTTAGTATTTCTTCTTCTTTGAGATATGTCTTAGCTGCACTGAAAATCTTTTTGGCTAATGTTCTATCAGATGTTGCAGAGACTTTCATAAACTCTGAGAACTTACCAGAACGAATATACTCACGCATATCTGTACCAGACACGCCAGCCTTACGCTTGCCAGAGTTGATTACATCAAAACGGCGAAAGGCATAGTTCTTCTTAGGATCAAATTTAGGATTGTCTCTAGGCATAACATACTTACCGATTTGTGTTTTGAACTCTGCCACACGATCACCACCAGTGATCATTGTAACATCTTCTACACCTTCATCGGATAGTTTCTTACAGATAGCAAAAGCGGTTGTTGCATTTGGGTCATCAACAACATTGATGCCAGGAAATATCTGGCGCAAGAATGATACTTTTTGCTGATAGGGGAGAGGGTTCTTTTTAGCGTCCCATGACTTGGAGGTATATACACGGAACTCGGCGCCTATCTTCTTAGCATAGTTGGCACCGTAATGGATCATTTCAGCATGACCCTTGGTAGGCACTTGAAAACGCCCAAATATGAATACAACTTTTTTCATGTCTCTCCCTCTGCGGGTTTAATAACCTCCCTGGGTGCGCTTCTACGAGAGGCGTGGGAGGTCTTATTATCTCTATTTATATACTTTTTTCTTTCTAGCAGCCTTGACAATCTTTTTGATTGTATCAACGACTGGGACTGGCTTGATTTCAGGATGCCCCTTATCACAACCGCAATGCTCTTTTATCTTCATTTGGTTCCCCAGTTTTTGACAGCCAAGAAGTTGGCTCTACTAAACTCCATACGATCAACTAGTTTGACAGCATCACCACCAGTTGACCAAGCGGCTACATAGCCCTCAGGAGTTGTTACCTTATAACCACCATCAGCGGTATGTAAGAATGTACCTAAGTCATTTACCTGATTGAACTTAGCAATCAATAGCATCTTGGCATCTATCAGTAGGTTTTGTAACTGAAAGATTTTCTTTAAATCGGTGGCGTGCTGACGATACCAACGGAGAACAATATCTCTTTCTGCCTTGCGCTTTGCTTTAGTCGCAGGCAGTTTGGCATCATCGATAGTCTTTTGGTATTTATCACCCACCCATTTTATAAGTTGAGCGGTGTGACCTGCGCCCATATGTTCACCAGCACGAATACGCTGATTATAGAATGACATGATATGGATTCTATATGTTTCGTTAGTGGCAATAAAGTTTAGTAGTGAGGCTGGGATTGTTCTAAAAGTAGAACCAGCCTGCGAAAGAATACCTGTCAGTTTGGCGTTCTCAGACTTAGTAAGTGTAGCACGACCTGTAACATCAACGAACTTATTAGAACGATACCATACATTGCGTGATGGTCTAAAGTTATTGACGTTGATATCAAAATGTGTTTGTAGAGTTTGCATTGTCTTACCATGATATGTGGTGTGAAAGACAATACCAATCTTAGCAGCCATAACTTGTCTAGCAAGAGACGAGTCAGCGGGAACAGCATATGTGATAGTATTAGGGCGGAATGTGATCCACTTTCTACCGTCGATTGTTTCCATCTTTAGGTCAGAACGAGAGAACATAAAGTCACCATGAACGATGCCGGTGATACCTAACTCTGGTAAATACTTTAGTGCGTCTGATAGTTTATCAGCAAGACCACCCTGATGGTTTGCTCTAACGTCTGCTTCGGTATAGTTTAGTTTGGCGTTCTTAGCAAAGATAGACTTAGAGCCTACGAAGAAACGACCATTCTCTGGATTGATACCTGCATAGATGGCAGGAGCACCATCAAACTTTGTTCTTAGAATTAGAGAGCCGCTGGCTTCTGATAATGTCTGACCATCATCAGCAAACATATCACGAAGCGAACGAAGAAACTCAATAGCATTGCGAGTGCCGGCAACACCACCTTCTAGAACGGCATCCTCAATATGTGTGAGGTGACGATCCTTCTCGGCTGCTGCTTCTGTTAGAAAATCTGAAAGTCTAATCATCAAATAGTGACTCCTGGTGGTTTCCCTGATAGTCTAAAACTAGCCATCACATCGATACTAGGTGGCTTTGAACCACCTGTCATACCTCTAGGTTGTATTCTAACTTCCAGTTTTGCTTTCAAACCTACAAGTTTAGGAATGTTAGGCACACCAAGAGCCTGATTTATTCTCTTTTTGATCTCTGCATTAGCAGTACCTTTTGTGGCTACTAATGAGATACTATCACCGAGCATCATCAATAGAATACTGTAATCAGCATCCTTCTTGACTTCTTTATTGAACTTGTTTTTGTAATGTGTGATAATGTGGTCACCCATAGTCACATTGTCGATATTAGCCAACTGGTAATTGCTTGTACCTTTGACAAACTTTTCCATCTTGATCTTTCGTATCTTCTTATCAGGTTCAATAGAGAGCATACCAGAATAGATAGATTTAATACCAGGATCAACATACGTTTTAAAATCTTTGAGCAATCTCTTACCGTTTCTTAGACAGTCAGGACTCTCGTTCATAATCTTGATTAGATCGGTCTTTTCAGGAGTTGGGTTGGGTGTGATAAACTTTTTACCATCAAACTGCCAATCTCGCATAGAACCCATCTGGGCTTTGGAGTCGGCTTTATACTCAACGTGTATATCTACTTTCTTACCATCAATGATGATACGAAAACCAAAATCCGGGAATGCTGTCGCAAACCCGGCTGGTTGTGCAAATGCGGTGGCACCTGCACCTAGTTTCTTTTTCATCTTATTAAATGCTTTGACTTCTTCTTGTTGAGCCTTAATATTCTCTGCCAAAACTATACTCCTAGTAATATAAGAGTATTTATGCTTCTTCTATAAACTTGATTAGATCCTCTGGCTTCACCATGATGAACTTCTCACCATTATACTTCTTTCGGACTTTTTCGACGATTGGCTTTGCTGCGTCCTTTTCAAGATTTACCAACTTATCTTTATAGTAAGTTTCGAGTCTTGCATAATCCCTCTTGAGACCTTCAATCTCGATCTCATACTTGTTTTTATTAAGAGGCTTAAAGACCTTCTGAAAGCCGAACCAAAACTCACGGATTGCTTCGTCACGACCGATGCCCGGTGGAATAGTAATATCACCAGTTTCAGTATTAATTCCGATTCTACCAACTTTAGTTTCAATCTGAATAACATTTGTTAGTGACTCGTGAAATGCGGATGACTTGCCGGTAGCTATCGAAAGATTGCCGCC